TGGCGCGCATGGTTATCGCCCTCCCGCGATGGTGCGAAGCGTTGACCCCACGTCCCGCGGCGCGGCGTCCGCCGCCTGCGCGGCGTAGATTGCGGCGTATCGGGCGATGATGCCGCGCAGGTCCGAGGCGAGCATCATCACCTCCGGGTCCTCCGAGGTGAGCTTGCCCGATGCGTAGCCGAGAGATACCAACGCGCTATTTAGAGACGAGAGGATTCCGAGGGCGTCCATGGCTTGCTTGCTCCCATCGGTCACTATTGACCGTGATGCAAGCATAGACACTCCATCGCCCACGCGTCAAGGGTGGCGCGTAATACTCTTTGTGGTGGCGCTAGACGGCGATGCGACAAAAAAGCGGTGCAGCTAAGTACCTGGCTCTATTGAATCGAGCACCGCCGCGCCCGCCGCCGCGCAAGCGCCCGAAAGCGCCGCTAGGTAGGGCGCGAGCCCCGTGGCCCCGCACCGCCAGCGTGCAGCCGATCCCGGATCCAAGCCCGCAGCAACTCCACGGGATACCTCACGGGAGCGTGCGGTCCGCCAAGCTGGACCCACGGCGGACCCCTGCCACGCCGACGCCACCGATCCACCGCAGGGCGAGTCAAGCCGAGCAGCGCCGCCAACTGCGCCGAGTCAAGGAAGGCACCATCCGGCCTCATGCGGCGCAGGATAGCGGAAGAGCGGCTCGGTTCGCCGCTCGCCGGCACGCTGCCGCCGCCCCGCCGTAGTCAAGCAACGCTGCGCCACCAACCGCCGACGCTTCGCCGCACGCTGCCGCTACCACCGCACACCGCACAGCGCACAGCGGCAGCGGCAGCGACCGCGGCAGCGCGACGATGGGGGGGGGAGGCGGCCCGAAATCGCCGCGGTTCGAGGTTATAATCATCCCACCCAAAGATTTTCGCTGGAATCCATTCTCCCCGCGGGGCGCGGGTGTGGAGAGGATCGGTTCGAGGACGAACCTCAGGCGCAGAACTGCCAGCCCTCGCTTCGGGATCGCTGCGTCTCAAGGCGCGTGCTTGCGCCAGCGAGGAGCGATCTACGCGGGGGTGGCCGTCCTACGCGCGCCGGGCTTCGGATGCGAAGCCGACCCCGGGTCCAGCGAGGGTCCCTGTGACGGGTGTTCCTCGGTGGGTCGCTGCGAGAGGGGAGCCGCTGCTGACAACGCTCTGGCGAGCGCCGCTCGATCGTACCCGCTCGGCTCGGTCGGGTTGCCGGTGAGTCGAGGCCCCACAGTACCGGCGTTTTCCTCGCGCGCTGCCGTCTGCAACCGCTCACGCGAGGAGGAAGAAGTCAAAACCCCCGGCCCTCTTGCGAGAACCGGGGGCTTTGATGCGGACGATGCCTGTGCCGGGAAACCGACCGCGGAGCAATCGACGGTGAGCTTCCCGTGCACCGCCTCATCCTAACCGCCCGGCTCGCGGAGTGTCAAGGCCCGCGGTAGATTCCTCGGCATGGAGAACGAGGATCCCCTCGAAGCCGCGGCCGAAGCAGAGCCCAGGAAGAAGAAGCGGGAGAGCCCGGAGCAGCGCCGCGCGCTTCGGGAGGCCAAGAAGAAGCGAGAGGAGCTGCGTCGGGCACCCACGGTGCAGGACATCACCGAGTGGCTCCACGAGCTGCGAACCGAGGCGGCGGCCTCGGGGCGACCCAACTACAACGCCATTCTCAAGGCCATCGAGCTGCTCGGGAAGACCCAGGGGGTCTTCGTGGACGTGCAGAAGATCGAAGTCGCTGAGAAGGACCCGGCGGCGTTTCTGGCGGAGCTCGACGAGGTGATTCTGAACGATTCGGAGATCCGGCAGCACATCAGGAGACGGCTTGCTGACATCGACCAGCGCGGCTCGAGCTTCGGGAGTCCTGGCGATGGCGAGGACTCGGAGGCTGGACTTCTTTCATCCACTACCACATCAGGCTTCTTTCCTCAGGGCTACCGCCAGTAAGCGCGAGGTCGCGCTGCTCGCGGGGAACCAGACGGGGAAGAGCGTCGGCGGAGGGGCGATGGTGGCCTACACCACCACCGGTCGATACCCGGACTGGTGGGAGGGGAGGCGGTTCGATTCCCCTACGGACTGGTGGGTCGCGGGGAAGACGGCCGAAGCCACCCGGGACGTGCCGCAGAAGATCCTGCTCGGCAAGGACCTTGAGGACGCGCTCGGCACCGGGATGATCCCGAAGAGCTGCATCCTGAAAGTCAGCCGGAAGCAGCTCTCGGAGGCCTGCGACCGGGTGTCCATCCGGCACGTCAGCGGCGGCGTCAGCCGGGTGCAGTTCAAGGCCTACGAGCAGGACGTGACGAAGTTCCGGGGGACCACACTCCACGGGATCTGGTGGGACGAGGAGCCCCCCGAGGAAATCTACAGCGAAGGCATGGCCCGTCTGACGGCGCACTCCGGGCTGGCGATGCTGACGCTGACGCCGCTCGAAGGCATGACCCGGGTGGTGAGGTACTTCTACCCCGAGCCGAACACGGCGGGACGGGCGCTCATTCGCGCCGAGATCGAGAGCTGCGGGCTTTATACCTCGAAGCAGATCGAGAGCCAGCTCGCGACCTACGCCCCCCACGAACGCGAGGCGCGCGCACGCGGCATCCCGCTCCAGGGCAGCGGCCCGGTCTTCCCGATCGAGGAGTCGGCGATCGTCGTCCCGGACTTCGAGATCCCCCGCGGCTGGAAGCAGATCATCGGCATGGACTTCGGACTCGGCGACCACCCAACCGGGGCGTGCTTGCTGGCGCTTCAGCCGGGAGATGCGCCCGGGCAGGAACGGATCTACGTCACCCGCGACTACAAAGCCAAGGAGCCCAACCCCGTACTCCACGCCGCTGCCCTGAAGCCCTGGGGAAAGCTCCCCGTATCCTGGCCCCATGACGGCAACCGACTGGGCGATGTCCAGAGTATGCAGCCCCTCAGCGGCATCTACCGCCGCCACGGCCTGCGGATGCTCCCCGAGCACGCCACCTTCCCGGAGGGAGGATTCGGCGTGGAGGCCGGGCTCCAGCAAATGCTGGAGTACATGACCACCGGCCGGTGGAAGGTCTTCTCCTCCTGCGCTACTTGGCTGGAAGAGTTCCGGCACTATCATCGCAAGAAGGGGGCCATCGTGAAGGAAGACGACGACTGCCTCTCGGCGAGCCGCTACGCTTTCGTGATGCGGCGATTCGCCCGCGCCTCCACCGAGCAGGACGCCCAGAACGCCCTCCCGGCCCAAGCCGAAGGACTCCACAGCAACCTGTTCACAGGAGGGTTCTAAGATGGCGTGGCTCGCAGCGATTCCGGCGATCCTGGGCCCGGCGCTCTCCGCGGGAGCGCCCGCAGGAGGCGCCATCGCAGGGGCCTCCGCCGGAGCGGCGGCCGGCGCCGTCGCCGGAGCGGGAGCCATCGGAGGGACCACAGGAGCGATCGTCGGAAGCACCGTGGGGGGCCTCGCGGGAGGACTCTCCGGGGCCTTCGGGACCCTCGGGGGTGCCCTCAGCACCGTGGGCGGACTGGCGGGAGTCGCCGGAGCGGGCGTCGGCGTGGCCGGGGCCGTGAAGGGCGGACCCAAGACGGGCGCCGACCCCTACAAGACCGCCGAAGCGCAGCGACGCCTCGCACAAGGAAACGCCGGCCGCGGCGCGACGCTGCTCAGCCGCGGCGGCGGACAAGGCCTCGGCGACGTGGGCGGCTCGGCCCTCGGCGGCCGGCCCGCGGTCTACGGGAGATAGCCCGATGGCCTGGGCAAAATGGCTCACCGTGATCGACCCGGCGATGTTCGCGAGCACCGCATTTACCGGGGACGACACCACAGCGAACCTGGGACACGCCGCCGCACTCAAGGCGAGCGTCCCAGACCCCGCAAAGACCGCGGCGGCGCAGGTCCAGGTCGCCCGAGGCGCAGCGGTCCCAGGAACCGGGAGACGAAGAATCGCCCGAGGAGGCTCGGCGCTGCTCCAAGGCCAAGGGCTCGGCGCCGGCTCAGGAGTCGCCTCCCTCGGCGGCAATCGCACCCTGCTCGGAGGAGGCGCCTAGTGGAAGAACGCGCCCGCAGAGTCCTCGCCCGCGCCGATGCGCTCTCGACGCAGAGAACGACCTTCGAGAGCCACTGGCAGGAAGTCAGCGACCACCTGCTCGGACGGCGAATGTTCTCGGGCACGCTCACCCCCGGCACCAAGCGGCACGACAAGATCTACGACACCACCGGACTCCACGCCTCGGGCCTGCTCACCGTGGGACTCCACAGCCTGCTCAGCAACCCCGCAAGCCGCTGGTTCGATGTCACGACGCAGACCCCGGAGCTCGCCCGACTCGTCCCCGTGCGCGAGTGGCTCGATGCCGTCACCGACCGCCTCTACCTCGCCCTCACCCGGCCCCACACGAACTTCAACAGCAACATGCTGGAGAGCTACGTCGATGACGTGAACTTCGGCACCAGCGTCCTTGCGATGGAAGAGATCCCGGGCGAAGGACCGATCTACTCCGCGCACCCACTTGGAGAGTTCTGTCTCGACCAGGATCGCTTCGGCCGCATCGACACCGTGTGCCGACGGTTCCTCTTCACCGCTCGGCAAGCGAAAGAGCGATTCGGAGATCGCGCCGGCAGCGCCGTCGAGAAGAGGCTCACGAACAAGAAGGGCGAGGAGAGCCTGGAGTTCCTGCACATGGTGCAGCCCTCCACCACGGACAAGCGCCTGCGCTACACCGGAACCAAGATGCCGTGGGAGTCGATCTACATCAGCAAGGAAGACGGCGAGATCGTGGACGAGGGCGGCTTCTGGCACCTCCCCTACGCCGTGACCCGCTGGAGCAAGAACGCCGGCTCCGCCTACGCCGATGCCTGCCCCGGGATGGACGCGCTGCCCGAAGCGCGAATGCTCAACCAGATGAGCTACACCGTGCTGCGCGCCGCGCAGAAGGCGACCGACCCGCCGCTGCTGCTCCCGAATGAGGGAGTGATGAAGCCCTTCCGGGTGAACCCGGGCGGCACCAGCTACTACGACCCGATGTTCGCCACCAACGGGAACCCGGTCTTCACACTTCCGGTGGATGCGCGCGGCGTCGGCATCGGCGTCGAGATGCTCCGCGACCGGCAGCAGAAGATTCAGGAGCACTTCCTGTTCGAGATCCTGTCCATGATTCGCGACCCGCGCATGACCGCGACCCAGGTGCAGGCGATCAGCAACAGCGTGATGCGCGTCGTGGCCCCGCGGCTGGGAGGGATTCAGGAGCAGAAGCTCGAGCCGATCGTGGCCTGGGCCTTCGCGACCGAGCTGCGCGCCGGACGCCTGCCGATGCCCCCCGTGGAGCTCGCGGGACAGACGCTTCGCGTCGTCTACCAGAGCCCGGTGGCGCGCGCACAGCGAGAGACCGACGTGCAGGCCATCATCCAGACCTTCGGAGAGGCGCAGCAGTTCGCCCAGATGATGCCCGACATCCTGCACAACCTCGACCCGGACGACGCGATCCGTCGCGTGGCGGAGTTCCGGGGCGTTCCGGCCAGCGTGCTCGTGTCGATGCAGGACGTGTTGGAGCGCCGCGCCCACGAGGCGCAGATCGCGCAGCAGAACGCGCAGATGCAGCAGATGGGCCAGATGTCGCAAGCCGTCAAGAATGTGACGCCGGCCGTGCAGGCCGCCTCCGCCCCGGAGCAGCAGGCCGCTTGAGTCCCGTTCGGGAGGCGACGCCGAAGGAAGTGCGCGCCGCGTTTCGCGCCGTCTTCTGGCCCGACGCGACGAAGGAGAACGAAGGCCAGCGCCTCGCGGCCAGCGTCGTCGTGAAGCAGCTTCGGCACGAGGCGGGTGCCGAGATCAAGACCTACGGCGCGAAGGCCGCCGGCTGGTACGAGAACGATCGACTCGCGTGCTTCGCCGCCGGCAAGCTCGCGCTCTACCACCGGATGCTCTGGTGGGCCGGGCTCACCGATGCGGAGTGTGAGCAGATGGCGATGAAGGAAACCAGCTACCTGGAGCTCGAGGAGATCCCCGATTAGCGCAGCAGAACCGACGGTATCGGGAACGGCCGACGGGCCCCTCCCGCCGCTCCCCACCAAGCCCGCCGCCTCGGCCGAGCCCGCCGCCACCGACCCGTGGCAAGCGACGCTCTCGTCGCTCGACCCGGACATTCGCAGCGATCCGCACCTCGCCAAGATGAAGGACGTGTCCTCGGCGCTGAAAGCCTACGTCCACGCCGAA